CGATTCGGCTTGTTGTTGTTGTTGCTCATCACCGCCTTCCGCGGCCGCTGCTTCGTCACTCATCACTCACCATCCAATCCGTGAAAGCGCCACAATGATTTTTGATCTAGCTGCAAATGGCGCTGTATTCGCAACCAGACCTCTCTGCGGCCCTCAAGAAGAGCCGAAGTCCTGTCGTTATCCGTAAACGTCGATTCATTGGCGCGACAAAATAAGGCAAGATCGTGTAGGACGTTTTGCCCTACCGGATTGTCAAATGTCGTTCTGTAATCTTGCGCGCGCTTGGTTAGTTTGTCTCTGGCTTTATCCTGCGACATTCGGCCCCACTGCCTTGATCAACTGTGCCGCCGCTGGCGCTGCCTCAATCATCTGAGCCTGCTGTGCCTGCTGATTGCGGCCTTCACGTTCCGACATAACTTGATCCATCGATTTACGCCATGCCGCGGGCACCCCGTTGATCTCCATAACTTGCGGCATTGCCGTGTCGATGTCGATCCAATCAAAGGCACCCGGATCTTGCGTGACGTTTGCGTAGGTTGCGGCAAATTCGATGGTGCGGAACAGCCCTGCGGCCTCTTCCGCACGCTGCGCCCGCGACAACGGGCTTTCATATTCGATCTCAAACTCACCTTCCGCTTCCAGCATCGCTTCCGGCATATCCGGCAGCAAGCCCTGCTTGGACAGTAGGTCAAGCTCTCGTTCGATCATAGGCCCAAGCATTTCCGACTGCTGTCGGCCCATTGTTGGAGCCAAGAGCGAACCTTTCTCTTTGGCAAGCTCCAATACTTCCGTCGCAGTAGGCGGCGTCTGACCTCGTCGGTCGATAAGAATTTGGAAAATAGATACGAGGAAAACGTCATTGATCACCGCCTTTTCCGCTTCCATCATCTCCATGCCCAAGATGGGATTGCCGACCGGCAAGGTTTGGACGAGAGGACGACCTTCGGCCGACACACCGCCTGCGTTCAACGCCCCGGGTTTTAGAGAGAAGCTATCCAGAACACCGTCGTCATGGGCGAGGAGAATAGGGTCAACAGAGCGGTGACCCTGTTTTAGGACGGTCTTCTTCTGCTCATTCAGCGTGTTGATAGAGGGGAGAGCAGTCATGGCTGGGGATCGGCCATACTTCTCACCCGGGGCGATCACATACCGGCTAATGGCGTACGGAAATACGGCATATCCGCCTTCCGACAACAGCACCTTCCGGTCTTCAAGAACATAATATGAAGCGAACTCCATACCCTTGCCGTCCATACGCTCAGGATCGCGGTTCTCACGCGGTTTAACGAGGTGCAGGACGGTTAGTTTTTCATCCATCTTACCTTTGACGTAGCGTTCAGTTTCGCTGTCCAGCGGCTCAAAACGGCCCGCATCGACACGCTGCAAGAGTTGTCGGCCGGTCATGGTTAGCCGCCGCATGGCGGTGTCGATGATCCCTTGAAAATTAGTGTCGAAATACACCTCTGACAGGTGAACCGACTGATACCGAAGGCCCGCGTTATTATGGCCGTCTATGAACGTCACACCACTGCCAAACGCGCCCAGTGACATATACCCTTCAAAGCACTGCGATTGGAAGTTCGCGCTGGACCGCTTGCGCTCTTCCCATAAGATGCGGTTGACGACATCCATATAAACTTGAACGTCCCGTTCGCGCGCGAGATCAGTGTTACTTGGCTTAAGCCGGTGCCAAATTTGATGCATCGGGGTCAGCATCGATTCCATGACCGCGGCGAACCGCTCCAGCGCGATCGCCCCCGATGCATCCACCATACGCTCATTCCGGCGGTCACCCTGCGTAAGGTTGCGGCCGTAAGTCAGAAACGTCTCAGACTGCCGCGGCAAAATGCGCTCTGCAATCTCTTCCCAGTAATTCTCCCAGTTGGCCCGCTCGTTGACCATACGAGAGTACATTTCGCAGATTTTTTCGGGATACATGCTCATTTGATATATGCCATTGTGTGCATCGCCATATCCACAACGGTCACACTTGCCGTGGATGTCTCGTTGGTGACATGGATTTCAAGATAGTCATTCGTGGACATCACCGCATGACAGTGGAGTGTTACGCTTGCCGTGTTGCCTGTCGAACTCAGAAACTGCGTCACTAGGCTATCATCAATAACTGCGCCGGATGCACCGCTGGCGTCATAATGGTACGCCTTGAACGCAATATTTTGGTTGTTCGATCCAACTTGGAACGAGATGGCACAGCTTACCATCACAAGACGATCTGGCGCACCTGTATAGCGGAGCCGGTTCGTCGTGCTGCTGTCATCATCGAACAGATACTCATCACCAGAAAGGGCCGTGGTGCCTGCAATTTTGTAATATGTCCCTGCGACCGAGATCGTAGTCGCAGTGGCGTTCGCCTGCATCGCGCTTTCCCCGAACCCGGGGCGCATGGACACGATCAGATCGCGTACATCCTGAGCGGTGATAGATCCTGCGGCCTGACCATCTTGGAAAATGTTAGTCAGCAGATCGGTTTCTGTGCGGAGTGTGTCAACCATAATTTACTCCCTAAATCCTTTACGCGCCCGACCAGCTTCGTCGTCCATAATTTTATGGATTTGCTTGGATCGTTTGTTTAACTCAGATCCGCTGTCGTACATCGGCCATTTACCAGAAATGACATCGTCCCTCCAGTAATTATACGCTTCCATTTCCGACATGATCGTGCCGGTGTCGCGATTATACCCCGGAATGGCTACAAATTTACCGGCGTTAGGATCTCCTTTCGGGATTTTAACGCCGGTTGAATAGACAGTCACCGGCCGACCATCCTTGTCCTTACCTACCCGCTTGGTATCCATCGTGACCCGATGATACTTCACAATATTTTGTTCCTGCGGAGTAAGCTCCATCAGACTATTCCCCTAGCAGCGTCTTTGCTGCACCGAGCCCTTCTTCACCCGCGCCTTGGGGTGAGGTCAGGATATTCGACGATACGCCCTTCTGCTTCCGCAGCTTCTCGCGCTCCTTGCGGCCTTCTTCGGCGACTGTCTTACGCTCAGGCGGCGGCGGCGGGGGTGGCGACGGTGGAATTGAAGGAGAAGAGAACATACCGCCCATATCGAAAACCTTTCGTTGATCAAGCGAACAAATTATAATCTACGTCACGCGCCATGCGTGATATTTGTCGTCTCACAGGCCCCTTCCTTGCGACCTGTTTAGCAAATGTTACAGCCAACGCATCAGCCGAATCTGGGGAAGCATACCCCCTTTTCTTCATTTTGTCTTTAGGTTCTAATCGAATTTGTCCTTTTATTGTATAGGAAAATTCTGGCGCAGACAAATCTGTCGCGAGACGATCATCATTCGGGATGCTTGCGTTCATCAACCAATCGCGCATCCGCGACCAGAGTTCTGTTCTGCGGTTGGAAAATTTATCTGTTTGATCGGCCCGCCCACCCATGGTGACCTCATGTACATTTAAGCGGCGGCGATTGAGAATATCGACCAGACCACCGCCCACGCCATCACCTTCCACGAAGATCGCATCCGGTTCATGCGCGTTGGCCGCGGCGACGATATGATCCGCCAACTCTTCCAAGGAACACTTCTTGTACCGTTGGATCGGATAGGTGGTAATGTCGTTGCCCTTACGAAAAAGCAGCACGGCATCGTCATCCCCGTAGCGAGCGGGGTCTACCCCAAGCAGCAGCGGGGCATTCGGATCTGATGCAGACTGCCGCTCCCGGGCCTCTGTAACAAGCCCGCTGCCGATGAACTGCTGATCCCCCTGCCGGGGGAACTGCCCGTACACCTCGACCCGCGCCTCATCGCTGTCGGCTCCATACTGCTCAATAATAGATTGATAGAGCGACTGATCGTTTTCCTCGACCGATCGGGCGTCGATCGATTCAGTCTGCCATAGGTTCCGATCCCGGTTGAAGCACTCAAAGAACGGCCCTGTCGGGGATCTGGGGTTGGAGATAACCGCCCAGACGCGGTACAGGGTCTTATCGGTGAAAAAACCCGCTGTGACGGACCAGATCGGCGCAGGGATGCCCGACGCCTCGTCAAACAGCACAGCCATCCCCACATTCGAGTGAAGCCCTGCAAACGCATCTGGGCTTTCCTCAGACCACAGGCGGGCCTGTATATACCAATACGCATCATCAAGGTCGGTGGTGTCTCTGAGTGCGCTGACGAGCCATTGGGCAGGGCGGATCGACATGGCTTGCGTATCAAACCACGTATTCATGATCGACATACTGGCCCATTTCTTAATCTCTGGGAACGTGGTCGATTTCAACTGCTGCTCAGTGTTGGCCGCTACGATGGTCGTTGACGCCGGATGACAACAGAACATCCACAGCGCAATCCATGCCAAGAACGCCGACTTACCAATGCCGCGGCCGGATGATCGGGCGAGACGCAAAAGCTCAGGGTCCAGCCCCTGCACTTTTCGTTGCTTGTTCTGAATTACATGATCCCTGATTTGCTTAAGAGCCCGCATCTGCCAATCCCGGGGGCCTGACATGCCTTGTAGGGGCGAATTCGGTTTGCCCCACGGGAACGCGAACATAACAAACGACACGGGGTCGTCCGCATAGCTCAAAAGAGCCGAGATGACTTTCTGCTCATCGGGACGAGGTTTAGCCATCTAGGGAAATCCTGTTGGATAGTGGTAGGACGTAATACAAGTTTTCAAATCCTGCAAAAAATTCTGGAGTGACCACCCCGCAAACTCGCCGGAGGTCGAATTTTTGCCCCCGGGGGTCGATTTCAAAATAAGCTTTTCGATTTGAGCTTATTTGTATCACGTCGCACGTCTTACTAGCATCAAGCGCATGA